TATGTTGCTGCAAGTTTGCTAGAAGCGAAGACTCTATCTCAAGGTGGAATCTCAATCAAACCAAATGTAAAATTCAAAGAAGTTCTAAAGAGATTAGACTTAGATAGCATCGTTAAAGACGCATCTTGTGACTTCTCTGACACTTCTACTATTACATTGACTGAAAGAATCCTTCAACCTGAAGAGCAACAAGTAAACCTACAAATCTGTAAGTCTGACTTCGTATCTGACTGGGAAGCTGTACAAATGGGATACTCTGCTTATCACAATGTACCTCCAACATTTGCTGACTTTGTTCTAGGACATATCGCAGCTAAAGTTGCAGAGCGTACTGAGCTTTCTATCTGGTCTGGTGATACTGCTAATGATGGTCAATTTGATGGTTTCACTAAGAAACTTTCAGCTGATGCTGGATTACCTTCTGCTAATGAGCTTACAGGTATTGCAATTACTTCTGTTAACGTTATCGAAGAACTAGGAAAAATAGTTGACGCTATTCCTTCTTCTATGTACGGTGCTGAAGGTTTATTCATCTACGTTTCTCAAAATATCGCAAGAGCTTATGTTCGTGCTTTAGGAGGTTTTGCTACTGTTACTCAACAAAATGCAGCTGCTTCTGAAAATGTAGGTATCACTTCTATAGGTGGTGCAGGTGTAAACTCTCAAGGTACTATGTGGTATCAGAATGGCGGTCTTATGATTGACGGAGTAAAAATCTTTGTTGCTAACGGATTAGCAGATAACAAAGCAATTGCTACAACTAAAGACAACTTATACTTCGGTACAGGATTAGTTTCTGACCACAATGAAGTTAAAGTATTAGACATGGCAGACTTAGATGGAAGTCAGAATGCTCGTATCATCATGCGTTTTACTGCTGGTGTTCAATATGCTATCGTTGAAGACATCGTAACTTACGGTATCGTTAACGCTGCTAACTAGAGTAAATAAATCAAATTAAAGGGGTAGGTAAGACTACGGTTTGCTTACCCTTTTTTAACTAACTAATAAAAACAAATAACTATGGCATGTCTATTAACACGCTCAAGAGCTGAAGCATGTAAAGATACAGTAGCAGGGATTAAAGAAATTTACTTCGTTGACTTTGGTCTTTTAGGTGCATACACTCTAGGCAGTAGTGATGAGATAACTAACGCAACATCGTCAGAAAACATCACCGCTCACAAATATTTAGTAAAAGGAAACAACTCTTTTGAAACAACTATCAACGCTTCTCGTGAGAATGGTACTGTTTTCTTTGAGCAAGTGCTTAATATCACTCTAAAGAAATTAACTAAAGAGGATAACAAAGAATTAAAATTATTGGCTGCAGGTAGACCTCACATATTAGTGGTTGACCATAATGACAATGTATTTTTAATGGGTAAAGAAAATGGTGCTGACGTTACAGCTGGTACTGTTTCTACAGGAAATGCTTTAGGAGACTTTAATGGTTACAACTTAACCTTTACAGCTATGGAGAAGCTTCCACCTAACTTTGTTACTGTTGATTCATCAGCAGCTACTTTCCCTTTAAGTGAACTTGCAGGGTTATCAGGAACTATAACTATTGGAACACCTGCTTCTATCTAGTATAGTATCTTACTTATAATTAAGGGGTAGTGAAAGCTACCTCTTTTTTTATGCCTAAAACAGAAAAGCTGAGTATAGTTATTTATTTATGGAGATATTAACTACATCGGCAAATGTTCAGTCATTAAAAATAGTGACTAGAAAAGATTCCGTTTCACCCACAATGACATTAACAGATAAGTCAACTAGAACTTCATCTGAGATAATAGTAACTAAGACCACAGAGGGAGACTATATGGTGCTCTCTGCTGCATTTAATCTTAAAGAAGGTAATCAATACTCATATAGAATTAAAGATGGCTTAGAAGAGCTCTATAGAGGTTTAATCTTCTGTACAGACCAACCTAACTTAGACAAGTATTTTGTCAATAAAGACGAGTATGTATCTGAAGGTACATATAATAATGATTTTGTAATTATATAATGAAAAGAAAGAAACCGCAAAGTAAACCTGAGAGAAAAGTTCAGGATTCAGTTCACGTAATGCAGTTATCCTCATATACAGCTCCAAAGGTAATGGAAGACAGTAGAGAGAAGTGGGTAGCGTATGGTGAAGATAATAACTACTTCCAGTACCTAATTGATAGGTATAATGGTTCCCCTACATCAAACGCTTCAATTAATGGCATCTCTGAAATGATTTACGGCAGAGGGTTAGACGCTATTGAAGAAGGAGCTAGTCTAGCAGCTATAGATGCAATGAAAGAACTATTTAAGAAAGACTGTGTAAGAAAAGTATGCTTTGACTTTAAGATGATGGGACAGGCTGCAATTCAAATCATATATAGCAAAGACCGTTCAAGAATTGTACAGATAGAACATATGCCAATTGAAACTATAAGAGCTGAAAAGGCTACTGATGGTATTGTTAAAGGATATTACTACCACCCTAAATGGGCTGACCTAAAAAGAACAGATAAGCCTAAAAGAATATCTGCTTTTGGTTGTAGTGATGATGGTATTGAGCTTATGTACATTAGACCTTATAAAGCTGGTTTCTATTACTATTCTCCTGTAGATTATCAAGGAGGGTTACAATATTCTGAGCTAGAAGAAGAGATAGCTAACTTCCATATATCAAACATACAGAACGGACTTAGCCCAAGTATGTTAATTAACTTCAATAACGGAACTCCAGAGAAAGAACAAAGAGATGAGATTGAAAGAGCTATATACGAAAAGTTTAGCGGAAGTTCAAACGCAGGTAGATTTATATTAGCATTTAATGATAGTAAAGAATTATCTGCTACAGTAGAACCAATTATACTTAACGATGCTCATAAACAATATCAATTCTTATCTGATGAAAGCATGCGTAAGGTTATGGTATCTCATCGTATAGTTTCCCCTATGTTAGTTGGCATCAAAGACAATACAGGCTTAGGTAATAATGCACAGGAATTAGAGACTGCATCACTACTTATGGATAATACAGTTATTAGACCTATGCAAGTTACTATACTTGATGAGTTTGAAAAGATACTAGAATACAATGAGATTGAATTAGAGCTCTATTTTAAGACGCTACAACCGCTTGAATTTACTGATTTGACTAATGCTATGAGTGATGCCGAGATAGAGAAGGAAACAGGTGTTAAAAGCTCTGAGACTAAGAGTGAGGAATCCACTAACGAACAAGAAGAATACTAATGGCAACAGCATTATTTATAAAGAGAGAAGACTTAGTAAAGAATACAGCTTTATCTGGTTCAGTAGATACTGATAAATTTATACAATTTATTAAGCTGGCTCAAGAGATTCATGTAAGGAACTACTTAGGTTCAGATTTGTATGATAGAATAAGTGCAGATATAATTGCAGACACATTAACTGGAAACTACTTAACTTTAGTAAATGATTATATACAAGATATGCTTATACATTATGCAATGTCTGAGTATCTACCTTTCGCAGCCTACACTATATCTAACGGAGGAGTACATAAACACAACTCTGAAAGCAGTGAAAACGCTAGTAAGCCAGAGATAGACACTTTAATTGCAAAGGAACGTAACTACGCAGAATACTATACTAATAGGTTCTTAGATTACATGAGCTTTAATGCATCATCTAAATTCCCTGAATATTATAGTAATAACAACGATGAGATATATCCTGATAAAGATACTAACTCAATAGGCTGGGTTTTATAAAGTATGAAGAAAAAAAAGGTAGGTAATTATAAACCTAAGCAAAAGAACGAAATAAGACTGTCCAGTTACTTAATAAAGAAAAAAGATGAGCTGGGGAAAAATATACGAGACTAGTCATTGGGGTTGTTATCCAACCTTTTTGAATATAGGGTTTAATAAGGTAAATGCAATTAGCACATGTATAGCAACATATATTGCTGCTTTTGTAACTAACTCTCATGTACGTGTAGATTCAATATTACAAACAATAGATAGAACAGAATTTTAAACATAAAAAATGGCATCACAAAATTTAAACGTAGGAACAAGTGCAAACTCTAATGATGGGGATACTCTAAGAGCAGCCTTTATCAAATTAAAGCAAATGTTTGCTGAGGTTTACGGACAAACTTACTCAGAACAAGGAGACTTATCAGGTACTAACTTTAAAATTAAAGCAAGTCAACTTCAAATGACTGCTGATGCGGTTGCTGGAGATGACGGTAAGGTATTAACTTATGACAATGCTTCAGGTAGCTTTACTTGGGAAGATGCATTTACTGGTACTATTGGTGATATTACAGGTATTGTTGCAGGAGACGGTCTAACAGGTTCTTCTTTATCTTCAGATGAAGCTACAATAAATGTAGTTGCTGGTACAGGTATTACAGTAGCTGCTGATTCTGTTTCTCTTGCTAGTACAGTACAAGATGAAATAACTTTAAACACAGCTAAAACTGGCATTACTGCTACTCAAGCAGCTGACATTATAATTAACAATGCTAAGGTTTCTGACCAAACGGTTTCTTTAACTGGAGGAGCAAACGTTACAATTACTGGAACTTACCCTAGTTTCACTATAGCATCTGACGATGTAGTTGGAGCTGTAACTTCTGTAAACGGAGATGCTGGAGTAGTTGTTTTAGATACTGCAGATGTAGCAGAGAACACTAACCTATACTATACTGAAGCTAGAGTAAGTGCAAACACAGATGTTGCAGCAAACACCGCTAAGTTAACTAATGCTACACATACAGGTGATGTTACTGGAGATGGCGCTTTAACTATTGCAGACAATGTTGTTAATGCTACTAAGTTAGATGTAACTGGTGACGGTACTGCGGGACAGCTTTTACAGTCTGATGGTGATGGTTCAATGACTTGGGTAACTGGTGTTACTGGAGATATAACTGCCGTGACTGCTGGTGATGGACTTACTGGTGGAGGTACTGGTGGTGATGTAACTTTAAACGTTGTTGGTGGTGATGGAATTACTGCTGCAGCTGATGAGATTTCTTTATCTACTACTGTTGCTGGTGATGGACTTACATTGACCTCAGGAGTATTAAGTGTAGATACAATTCAAACTGGAGATGTAGCAGACGATGCTATTACTTCTCCTAAGTTAGCAGAATTTGATGACACCTTTACTGCAGGTACTAGTGGAGATATAATTGTATCTAATGGCACTGACTTTATTCATTCAACTATGAGTGGAGATGCTACAATAGTAGCTGGTGGAGCTATTACAATTGCAAACGATGCTGTTACCGCTGATAAGTTAGCAGATTCTATTAATACAGATATTGCAGCTGGTGTAGCTAAAGTATCAAACGTAACTACAGACTTAAGTATAACAGGTACAACTGATGCAAGAACTATAGTTTCTTCAGATGGTACAGACGCTATTATACCAGTAGCTACTACAAGTGTATCTGGTGTTATGTCTAAGACTATCTTTGATGAGCACGTAGTAAATAATGCTAAAGTATCAGGTACAGCTACTAACTTAACTAAAACAGTAAGTGGAACTGGATTTGCAATTAACTCCTCTGATGGAGATAACGTAGATTTATCATTAGCAGATACAGATAACTGGGGATTAATGTCAGATGAGATGTTTGACGCTCAAGTATTAAATAATGCCAAACTAACCAATGCAACCCACGATGGAGAAGTTACAGGTTCTGGTACTCTTACGATTGCTGACGGTGCAGTAATTGCAGCTAGACTTGCTACGGACGCTGTTATTACTAGTAAGATATTAAATGACAATGTTACTCACGATAAACTAGAAGATAGATATACAGCTATAAATGCAATTGGAACAACAAGTGGAGCGTTTAATATTGACTTTAGTTTAGGTGCTGTTCACACAGTAGACCTTAATGGAGCACATACAGGAACATTCATTAACTTTAAAGTAGGTCAAGTAATAGATATTATAATTTCAGGAAACCACGCTTTAACCTTTTCGGCAACTGCTTCAGGAACTCCTGCAATTAACAAAGTAGGAACTAAAGCTTATGATGGCACAGCTGACCAAATAATTCAAGTACAATGTGCAAGTGATGACAGTGCAACACCAATATTCTACTATGCTTGTAACACTTACGCAGTAGACACAACACCTTAATAATTAAAATATGATAGCAATACAATTAGAAGACGGTACAATAAAAACATTTAATTCAATTCCTAAAGATTGGGGTAATGTTGTAGGCGGATTTAACACCTTATCAGGAAGCGACCTTGAAGCATATGGGTTTTACGATGTAGTTACTCCAGTAATCAAAGAAAGCCAAAAGTTAGGAGCTATTGAATGGAGTGAGCAATATAGTGTTTTTGTTTATCCAGTTGAAAATAAAGAGTTTAGTCAATCACTAGCAGAAATGAAAGCTCAAAAGATAGAAAACTTAAAANNTATCTATGGNGCAGGAATTAGCTAAAACAGATTGGATTATTATTAGAGACCAAGAACTTGGTAACNCTACTGATTCAGANGTNNTAACTGCAAGAGCAACATTAAGAACAAACTGTGCAACAAAAGAAACCGCTATAAACGGTAAAACAACAAAAGCATACGTAGCAGATTATTCACTTCCAAGCTTTAGATAAATGGGATTAAATGAAAAGTTTTTTAAGTCAGCAGATGAAGAGGCTGGGCCTCTTTTTAATACTGTTTTATATACAGGGAATGATGGAGGTTCAAACAATACAACACAAGCTATAACAGGGGTGGGGTTTGCAACTGATTTAGTTTGGATTAAGAATAGAGACACAACATTAGGACATTATATTTTTGACTCAGTAAGGGGTGATGGGAAAGAACTTCATTCAAATGATACTAGTGCTCAAATTGTCTCTGTTTATAATGATATTAAATTAGATTCTGACGGTTTTACTACAGGTACTGGTGATGGAACTAACAAAGGATTAGCTGGAGCTAATAGCTACGTTGCTTGGTGTTGGAAAGCAGGAGATTCAACGGTATTGAATGAAGAGGGTTCTATAGATTCTCAAGTATCTGCAAATGTAGATAATGGTTTTAGTATAGTTAAATTTACAACTTCTGGAGGAACTGGTACAGTAGGACACGGTTTAAATGTAAAGCCCGATGTTGTTTTAATGAAAAGATTGAACACTACATCTGACTGGTATTGGTTTTACAATGATGGTAATAACCTTTTAAGATTAAACACAACTGCTGCAAAAACAAATGATTCAACTCAAGATATTACATCAACAACTTTTAAGGATTGGGCATCTACTGGGGACTTTATAGCTTACTGCTTTCATTCAGTTGCTGGTGTATCTAAAGTAGGGAGTTATGTAGGAAACGGTAATAATATAGGTCCAGTAGTTAGTACGGGTTTTGAGCCTTCTTTTATCTTAATAAAAGCATCTTCACGTGCAGGTTATTGGATTATATTAGATAATAAAAGAAACACTTCTGACCCAAGAGATAATCCTTTATACCCCAATACAAATTGGGCAGAGGACATAAATCAAATTAATAGAGTAAATTTTGATGCTACTGGATTTCAAGTAGTTGGTACTGGTGGAGATGTAAATGACTCTGGACATACTTATATATACTACGCAATAGCGGCATTTGATTTTCCTAGAGCTTTAGAGGTATTCTATCTATTAGTCGCTGGTGGTGGCGGTGGAGGAAACTTTGACGGAGGTGGTGGAGGTGCTGGTGGATTGCTAACTAACTTTGGCGGAACTGGCGTACCTCTTTCTCTTGCAACTGATTATGAAATTAGAGTAGGAAATGGTGGAGCTGGTGGTCAAAAAACATCTCCGATAACAACCTCAGAAGAAGGAGCTCACACTAGTTCTGATATAGTATCAAACCTTACTGCTTTAGGTGGTGGAGGTGGTGGTAATGATAATAATAATAATTTAGGTACTGGTGGTGGAGCTAGTGATGGAGGTTCTGGTGGAGGTTCTGCTGAGGGAAGTGCTCAGCAAATTGGTTTCGGAACTTCTGGTCAAGGGTTTAATGGTGGAACTGCATCTAGTAATCACGGTGGTGGTGGAGGTGGTGCTGGCGAAGCTGGTAATACCGATGGTCAAGGACACGGTGGAGACGGTCTTGCAAACGCTATTACTGGTACATCTATTTTTTACGCTGGTGGTGGTGGTGGAGATTTTAGAAGCGGTGGTTCTCAAGGTGGTTCTGGTGGTGGTGCTGACGGAAGCGGTACACAAGCAAATAACGGAACTAATCACTTAGGTGGTGGAGGTGGCGCACGTGGTGGAAGTACAAGTGTTACTGCTGGTAGAGGTGGTTCTGGTGTTGCTATATTTAGATATCCTGATACATATACTATAACTGAACAATCATCTACTGACTGCTCTATTACTACTACTACTGATGGAAATGATAAAGTAAGTATTTTTAAATATACAGGTAGTGCTACAGTAAAACAACAGGGAGTTATGGTAATTCAATTCTCATAAAAATAAATATGGAAAATACATCAATCTCATTTATAAACGGAACTTGTCAATGTACTAATGCAACAGCAGGAGATACAGAGGTGATTAACGGAGTAACCTATACGGTAGTGGATAATACATCATTAAGAACTGAAGTTGCTGCAGAAAATTATAATCTATGCACAACTTTAGTTACTGATATGATTGATTTGTTTCAAGAAAATTATTCTTTCAATACTGACATTAGTTTTTGGGACACTTCTAACGTAACTTCTATGAATGATATGTTTAATTTTGCATCTGCATTTAATCAAGATATAAGTAACTGGGATACATCAAATGTAATTGATTTTCATAGTATGTTTTATGGAGCATCTGCATTCAATCAAGACATTAGAGGTTGGGATACTTCTAGTAAGCAAGAGTCTAGGTTAATGTTTTGGCAAGCTACTGCATTTAATCAAACCTATTCTTGGGACGAAAGTTCTCAATGGATAGTTTTAATTTAAGATGATACAGGATTTGAAGATATATGGATTAAGTATCACTTCGCTATTGTTTAGCGGATGGGAAAGTATTAACCCCTTTTTACAATTTATAGTTTTAATACTAACAATAATTTACACAGGCATTAACATTTACAAAGTAAAAAAGAAATGAAAAAAAAGGACATTATACATTACTGCGGTGCAGCTGGAATATTCTTAATGGTAGTTCTACTATTATTATACTTAGCAAACAATTCAATCCCTGCAGACAACAAAGATATATTCGTATCTATTACNGGTATGATAGTAGGTAGTTTNTCTGTAGTAATCTATGCTATTATAGGACGTAANCCNGAAGAGGTATCTCAATTACAATCTAAGGTAGAATCTCAAACTAAGCATATAGAAGTATTAGTTCAGCAAAAGGATGAAATGGAGCGTATGCTTATAGACCTACAAAACAACTTGATTGACAATATGACAATAATGGGTTCTTCTTTATTTGATTCACTTAATAAAAAGTAATATGCTTAATTTTGAACTATATGAATTTGATAGTCCAGATGAAAAAGGTAGTGGTGATAATATGTGTCCTACTACTTTACAAATGCTCGACCAAGCTCGTAGTATTGCAGGAATTCCCTTTACCATCAACTCAGGTTTCAGAACAAAGAGCCATAATGCGTATGTTGGAGGCAAAGAGAAAAGCTCACATCTGTACGGATATGCAGTCGACATTCATTGTACCGATTCAAGAAGAAGAGCAATCATTATTGATGCACTCCGTAAGGCAGGATTTACAAGGTTTGGTATCGGTAACACCTTCATACATACAGATAACGACCCCGATAAGGATGCCGATGTCGTGTGGCTATACTAGAACAGCAGGAAATACATTATGTGGAAAGTTTTATTAGGTTTACTTAAGGGTGGTAATAGCGGAAAATCTCCTGCAGGTAATTTAGCTTGGGAGATTAGAGAAGCAATTAAGGGTAAGGAATTAGACCCAAACGAACTAATCCAATTACAGACTAAGATAAACGAAATAGAAGCAGGACATAGAACTGTCTTTGTTGCAGGCTGGAGACCATTTATAGGATGGGTTTGTGGTGTTGCTTTAGCATATAATTTCATAATACGTGATTTATTTATTTGGGCATTACAGCCAGAGGATGTACCTCCAGCGTTACAAATGGAACATTTAATGACTGTGCTATTAGGCATGTTAGGACTTGGTGGTTTGCGTACTTACGAGAAGATTAACGATAAGACAAAGTAGTTTTTGATGCCAATGTTAAAAGTCTTGTTAATAAGTTTATTTGCAAATAGCTTGACTTTATAGAAAATTCACTGTACCTTTGGTGGGAGGAGGCTGAATATGTACAAACAGTATATGCCACACAATAATAACTGTACTACAAGATTACGCGATAAAGAAAAAAACTACTGCAAAGTATAATATACTACAAAGATTTTATTTTTTTAGGCATATTAAAAACAGCAGCTACAGTGTTAATCAAGTAACCACATAATTTTAAACATAATATAGACTATGAGACTGATAACAACAAATGAAGCAAAAGTGATAGCCTTAGAGTTTGAAAAGAGTATTAAGGAACGAGTAGATTCTTTACTAAAGGAAGACTGTAAAATGTATACTAATCTTGGCATTGATTCAACAGCAGAAGAAAAACAATTAGTAAAAAGTACATCAAGAGATAT